CGGCGATAATGCATACGATGCCGAGGGAAGCGAATATCTTGTACTTACCGACGATGAGGCCGATAACCTTGCGGCCGAGCGCATTAAAGAAAGCCTATGGGCATTTAATGCCGAGTTTATCTCTTCGCACACTAAACACGGACTAGACGACGATCAGATCGAAGCTTTGAAGGAAATGCAGGGAAGGCTCTGTGAGAACGCCAATTCCATTGTAGAGGCTTTGATAGTCGACCTTGATCACTTTATCGAAGATGCGATTAGGTCCGATGGGCGTGGGCATTTCATTAGTTCATACGATGGCGAAGAGCACGAAGTTGGCGACAAGGTAATTGAGTTTTACATTTACCAAACGAACTAAGACTAACAATACGGAGATATGACTATGAGTTATTTTGAACTAGACGTTACACACATGGTAACGGATGCCGACTGGATGCCATACTTAAGCGGCTCTGTGGCTGAATTAGGTGACAGGGCGGGCGCATTAACGTGGGAAAATTCCCAAAATTATGCTGCCAAAGCTCCGTTGTTATCAAACGACAGATTGGATGATGCAAGAGAATACTTTGCTTGCATGGGCTTTGGTGACGATGCCCGCCAGTGGTCGGATGCTGAAACTCAAGCTGCGATGATTCAAGATGTAGCATCGGCAATTAGAGAAATGGAAGCCTACGAAGATTATGCATCTTATGAAGTAGCTTCAGAGAAAGGGCAAGTGAGTGGCCAGTTGTATAAGACCGATACGAATCAATGGTACTTTTCTGTGAGTTCGTAGAAAGGTTTAACTAAGGAGATATGACTATATGACGCTATTTTTACAACTCTTATGCGCTGTCGCCAACTTCGCAGCTTGGTACCTAATCCTTATATGCTATTGGAGCTTCTAGCCATGAAAATTATACTTTTTATTCTTGCACTACTAACACCTGTCACAGTATCAGCACAAGATTGGTATGCCGAGGATATTCCCGGCTATTACCTAGAGCAAGCTATCCCTATTGTGCCTAATGTTCCCGCTCCACCAAATTATTACGGCGTGGCGAATGGTGCCTACCGTAATGGATACACCGTGACCGAAACCGAACGGACGCAGTTTGACCCGTATCGCGCCGCTACTGGCTTCATGGATCCATTCTATAAACAAAAGACGATTCAAGTAGTGCCGAATGACAGTAATGGCACACCTGATCAGCCATGGATATTGGGTAAATGAGTAGCCTTAGAACGTCATACGTGGCGTTCATTAGGCTAGTCAATTCCGACTAGTTGGGAAGCTGTTAACATTGAAATGGAGGGTTATATGCGGGTTCTAACCGTAGGTGTTTTGTCGTGTTTATTATCTGGTTGCGGTCTTTTGTCTGATGGCGTCGTGATTTACGGCACACCAGAAGGCATCCGTGCTTACCACGATGGCGTCGTGGGGATGGTGGCACAAGCCAAGACCTCACGGCCAAACGGTAACACGGCCTATTGGCAGCAACGTGAGCAACAAATACAACGGCTCTCAGTGTGGGAGATGTTGTCAAAAGGGCTAATTGCAAGCAAAGAGGAAGCAAAAGATGGTGAGTAAATTATGGAGCTGGTTCTTAGTTACATCAATGATTGTCGGCGTACCCGTTACAATCGGCCTGATACTTGTCACGTGTGAGAGAGGATTGCACACGTTGACTTGTGAAACAGCTCGCTATGGTTGTAACCGGAGCCTATTGCATGGTGTCGAATATATCACTGAGCAAGTCGATAGCGAGCACGATGTAGTGCTAACGCCAAGACCTACGAAAAGGATAAAATAATATGTACTCATAGAGATAAAACAGGTATAACCGCAGGGAGAAGCAAAACGTTTTTCCCTGCGAAAAAATTTTGCAAAATTGAAGTTGAAACCAAAATGGAGACAAAAATGGACATAGTGACACTAAAGGAATGGAAACTCCTCATGCGACATAACGATGTCGAATTCTGGCTGAGAGCCACGCGGGATGGCGAAAGATTGATTTTTGAACCGGAAGATGGCTGGAACCAGATAGCCGCTGAAACAAACATACATCCCGAGAACTTGCTCGAACAAATAGACGAGGCTGTATTTAATTTCGGAGGGCTCTAAGATGAAAACGATTTACTCAGCGTTTGTGAAAGCTCAAAAAGCCTTCGGTCCTGCACTAAAAACCAGCACTAATCCGCATTTCCGTTCTAAATATGCTGATTTGTCGGCATGTATAGAGGCTGTGATTGATGCGCTTAATGATAATGGCATTGGACTCATACAAACCTTGCATGAGTGCGATAACGGCGTGGTCGTCGAAACCATCTTTATCCATGAATCAGGAGAGTCTTTGTCGTGTGGTAAACTTCACGTGCCTGCAACAAAACAGGACGCTCAAGGATTTGGGTCAGCTTTAACTTATGCCAGGCGTTACAGCGTTATGGCAGCCTGTGGCATGGCACCAGAGGACGATGACGGCAACGCAGCAGTTAAAGATTATAAGCCGCAAAAGACTGGTCGGACACCGGGAGAGATTGTTGCCGGGAAGAAAGTTTTAGAGGGTGATGTAGCCAAAATCGTGCAAGCTGTGGCACCCGGTAAATTGACGCCGACAACGTATGACCTGTCGCCACTGGATGAGACAAAACGGCAAGCGGCGAGGGAATACTTGTTGCAAAATGGTGCCGTAGAAATTTCTGAAAATAGGCTTAGAACCAAATTCAGACTTGAGCGGCTAACACAATATGTAGTTGATAACGATGAGAAAAATACCTGATAGACCGAGTTACGATGCACCTCCGACTGGATATAAACGCCAGACGGTATACGTGCAAAAAGAGACTTTTGCTCAGTTTGCAAAGCTGGCGAAGGTTAATCGAGAAAGTCTTAAGGACGCACTAGAAAAAGCTATAAAATGGTATCTAAAAAATGGACATTAGAGGACAAGTGGAAAAAGACGCTTTGGAGTTTGGCACTGAATTTTGCCCGCGCCGTAATCGGGCACAAGCGGTTGAAGATTATCAAATTGCGTACATGGCGGGAGCGAAACAACTCAAAATTTACGTGAATGATTTTATTGAACGAGTTGATATGCTGATAGGTGAGCCGAAAGGCGAGTTTGAGCAGGGTCAGCGAGATAGTTTGTTTTGGTTGTTAGACCACGTCAAAGAATTGTTTGCTGAAGACACTGAAGAGTAATCGCGATGAGGTGTAGCTCAGTTGGCAGAGCAGGTGACTGTTAATCACCACGTCGCAGGTTCGAGTCCTGCCACCTCAGCACCCATAAAAAAACCCTGCTTGGCATGGACGTACCGAGCAGGGCCGAATGGAGACATGACAACAACTCATGCTCTCTCAATGTACACATTCTGACTCAATATCACAACATTTCATTAAAGCCTCTAGGATAAACGCTATTGAACGATAGCTTCCTACCCACCCTGAGACATACCCTAGCTTTACTTCGTGTCACTGGCTTCATCCTGGTGGCTTTTAGAGGTATCACTGAACCTACGACGTAGTCCAGAACGCTCTGCAAACGTGTTCAGCTTCTCAAAATCAAGATTAGAATCATTCATGGTACTTTTATTGGTATCTTTTAATGGTAATACTTTTAATGGTAGTGGATCATTTTGATCCCTATCACCGGGATCATTTTGATCCCTATCGTGATCAATTTGATCCCTATTCCGATCATTTTGATCCCTATTCTTGATTGGGATCATTTTGATCCCATTTGTAGTCAAAAACCGACCTCTCCCACGTACTGTTTCTGTCAAAAATTGCAGGTGTAAAAGTCGCCTGATATGTCGTTTGACTGTCGGCGCTGACATTCTTAACTCCGCCGCTATGTGGGTGATGCTTGCAAAGCATGGCCGCTTGTTACGTTGGAAACGTTTCACATACGCATAAATAAGCGCTTCATGATGCGATAGCCCTGCGTCAACTAGCGCAAAGTCGACTATCCCAATGCGGTTTTTTTTGGTATTATTCTTCATGAGAGGAAACTCTTATACATTGAAAAAGCCACTCAGTTCCCGGCAAGGTTTCGAGTGGTTTTTTTTATTCCTGTTGTTCAATCAACCAACGCTCCACTTCTGATATCTTAAAGCGATATTCAATTCCTACCTTAATTTGAGGCAAGCCCTTCTTTATCAGCTTGCGCACCGTCGTTTCCGATATGTCAAAGTGTTGGCACACAACCTTTATCGGAACATATTTTTCCGGTGCCGCTGTAATAATTGATTCGTTTTTGTCTTGTGTCATGTCTTAGAGTGTACTAGGTTGCGATAGGTAACGCAATCATTATAGGAGACAACATGGCAAAACCAGCACAATCATGGCGGATGAAGGGAGTAGACATAGCAGCGTGGCAAGGCGAACGAGGCTATAGCTACACGTTTCGCAAAACCTACAAAGACAAGGCAAGCGGCGAGTACAAAGAGAGCAAGTACTGGTACCCGGACGATTTAACGGTACTCAGTGAGCTTCTCAGCCAGGTTGATAAATGGCGAGACGCTCGAAACTTAGACCGACAGATCCACGAAGCGGAAGGAGTTGCTAGCGGTCAAGGTAAGCCAGGACCAGTAGCAAAACACGAAGAGTACGAAGATGATCTTATACCTTTTTAAGCCTCAAGGACGGTCATGGACGCCACATCACGATTGAACCACGGAGAAGCCTTCAACGCCGCTGTAGCAGGCTTACAGAGACAATTTAGAGCGATAGAAAGAGGTGCAAAAGACAATAACGGGAACATTACCGTTGATACTTTTACGACCCATATCCACGGAGCTATAGCAGAAGTATTTGTGGCTAAAACTCTTGGTCTATATTGCAATGTTGCCAGTCCAAATCGGGTACTAGCTGACGTTGGCTCAAACATAGAGGTACGCAGCACGATTAAATCCGATGGACCGCTTATCATTAGGCCACGGGACTACGACGATCGGCGGTACTATCTGGTTGTTGGCATATATCCCGATCTTAAAATTGTAGGTTGGTTGACCGGAAAAGAAGCTAAGTGCCCGGAGTATTGGGTAGACAAGGATCGTTCTGGTCAACCGATCAACAATCCGTACTGGCGTGTCCCTCAATTCGTTTTACACATGCATATTTTTGCGTACTAATATGAAACTTTACTCGCTATACAAAATAACCGACGGTCGATGGGAAGTTGTGCTCCATATTCGTGAAAACGACGATTACAAGTTTGCCTACGAGCCACGACCCGACATACGCGCTCTCATTGACGAGCACTACAACGTAGAGCCACACGAAATGGCCAAGCTACTAATCGAGCGAGTGTTGCACTGTGACGCAGTAGAGGTGCATACGTTGTCAGGCCAAGGTTTCTATATGGAGCGTCATGACCATGACTAGACAAGCAGAAATTTTAGACCCTGATTTAATCGAAACCCTTTTTAATTTATTTTTTCAATGCGGAGCGTTTGTCCCGTTGTTACAAAGACTGTGTTGGAACAATGAAAAAAAACAATCTGTGAAAGGTCCTGGTTTATATTGCTTTACAGAAGTTCAACATAAAACCAAAAGTTGCAGCACGTTTTTATATGTGGGACGCACTCAGACATTGAATAAGAGATTTAATGAGCACAGACGTGCTTGGCTAAACAAATACGTGTTGGCCAATCCACATTACTACCTGCATTGGGGTTATATTTGTGCAGAAAAACTTCCAAGTAATTTCGGTTGTGTTGGTCAAGTAGAAACGTGGTGTTGGAAAAATAAAGAAAAACTAGGCTTGAGCCTTGGGACAAAGTTAATTGGTACGGACTATGAGTCAGATTAAATCAGTAAAACAACTCTTCCAGGAGCAGTTTTGGCGCGAACTACAGGCTTCGCACCAGGCTGCGGCTAAATTGCAATCGGCTAAAGTTAGTTCAGATGCTAAACTTTTTGAGACTATACTTAAAAAGGAGCAATCATGCCGCTTACAAAAAAAGGTTTGAAAATTCGCGAGTCGATGGAAAAGTTTTACGGCAAAAAACAAGGTGACTCTGTGTTTTATGCGACAGTAAACAAAGGCAAAATTAAAGGTGCCGAGAAGAAAAAAAAGAAATGAACGCAAACATCCCTCCACTTAAAATCTTGATACCAGCAGCGTTTTTAACTCAAGACGATACGGCATCAGGATTTGAGAAAGGGTACGCGTTCGCAATCATTTCGCACAAAGGCAGGGCATTACAGTTTCACGTTCTTCTGGAATCTGGCGCACACTTTCGGCACATACCATTGCACTGGTTGTTACACGACGAGCCAACGGTTGAAAGCACTAACCTTGAAGACCTCCAACTATGGGATTGCTTTAGCTTTAAGCCAATCGTAACGGTTTTTGATTTCTTAAAAGATTATCAGTGTGATGTGTTGCTTAAAAACAAATCTGTGGTGTCTGGTACATATTACTGTACGGTCGATTGGCTGGCTGATTGCGATACTACCGCAGGTTTCTTGCACCAACCAGACCAAAATAAATGTGGGCATATCATACTGCTCGATGACGGAAGGATCTGTTGTTTGCCGACCAATCGTGTCTGTTTCAAAGATGCGTTTTTTATTGGGAACGCACCCAACGCAGCTGACCGAAAATACAGAACCATAGACACAATATTCCAGGCTGAAAACAGCGATAGGTGGTCTGTAGCTAACACAGACGAAACGTTTTATCGGTAGGCTAGTAGCACAATCCGTTGCATGATAGTCGCAATGGAGCCCACCAGAGACTTTACACCGCGACTGCCACACATCCCTGAAACGCCAATAAAGTTTGCCTCAAAATCAGAATACGCTTGTGGGATGCTCTTAGAACGCTACGTGCGAGGCTTCCAGTTACAAAACGGTACAACGTTTCAAATTGGTGTCGGGTACAACAAGACCATCGACTTTCTCGTTAATGGTGTTTTTGTTGAGTATCATCCTATCAACCTAAAGTTTGAATTTGATAACTCTTTCGCTCTCCGAAAAGTCTTGGACGGTATTCGCAAGATTGACGCTCACTCCAAACAACTTATTGTCGAAGGGATAAAAGACGAGCTTGCAGAAAAATATTACCGCAGACGCAAATTTTTAGTTACACTGGCAGCGGGAAAAGATACTGAGTTGATTTGCGCTTACACTGACGAACAGTTTTGCAAAAATGTAATCAGACGCTTTGGGGATAACCCACCAAAAGTCCCAATACTACTAAGTCAATTTCACAACTTGATACAAAGAGCATGACAAACGGTAAACAAAAAGGGTCAGCCGGAGAGCGAGAACTGGCATCAAAGCTACGAGAGCACGGATTTACTGCCCGGCGTACTCAACAGTTTTGTGGTGCCGCTGGTGACTCAGACGTAGAGTGCACTGAGCTGCATCAGTTCCACATCGAATGCAAAAGAGTAGAAAAGCTAAATGTTGATAACGCCATGGATCAATCCCTAAGAGATTGCCACGACCGGGTACCAACAGTAATGCACCGTAGAAATCACAAGCCTTGGTTAGTCACAATGTACCTAGAAGACTGGATCGCTTTGGTGAAAGATGCGAAGAGATTTAATACTTAACATGGAACAAGAAGAAATCTCTCAAGACTTTCCAGAGCGTACTCTGTGGCTGGCCGTAATCGAACGAGCACTCAAGGACTACTGTTTCTTCTTTGACCGTTTAGACGGATTGCCACAAATCGGTATCAAATCAATATTCCACGACCAGAAATGTGATCGTAAAAACGTGATGTATCACAAGACTATCGGCGACTTTTCTCGGCTACGATGGTTTCTGTTTGACCCATACCCATCACCATTTAACCTCTCATACCTTACCCGTGAGCTATACAATGATGATGAGAGCATTGCAGAAGCTATGCGTAAGCAAGCAAAGGAACAGTTTAAGCTACAACTAAACAAGGTACGAGAGCAGGGACGATTCGCTTTGATCGTAAAGTACATTGAGGAAAATACTGGTGCTGATAAGGCAGTAGCGGCTACAGAGGAAAGCAAACTCCGCAACAAGCGCTACCGCCTCAATACCGACGTTTAGCGCTTCTTCTTACTGTCAATCAGCGACCAAGCCTGAGATACGCCGTACAACACAACGCCACCCACAACTGGTTCAGCAGCTTTTACAAGGTTGTGAGCATCGTCTTCAGCAACGCCTAAGCCAAGTAGGCCACCAGCGGCTAGAGTGAGCAGGTGTCTGAGGATTGATCCAAGAAAGAATGGCATAAGATTCCTTTTGTATAATCGTACATACTTTTATCGTACTTACAGTCCCGTTTTCGTGGGTCAACAAATGAACCTCGAATACAGTTCATCCAATGTTCCCAATAAAAGGTTATGTCACAGTGTCGGTAACGAGCGGCAAACTTGTCAACGTTAATATCTGTCCCGTCAACACCGTCTAAATCAACTATACATGGCGCAGAGATTTTAGGACTCGCTCCGTGCTTTTCACAGACATACCCTGGCAGACAGGCGGATCCGAAAGGATTATCCACAATGATACAGCTAGGCAACATATCAGATACACGAGCGGCAAGATGTTTTCGAGCTTTTCCATTCAGATCACACTCTAAGCAGGGCGACACATAACACTGCACACTACCAGTCGCTCTTGTTAATCGGTTTCTAAACCTTCGTACTACTCTGTCAAACTTATGCAAAAATTGACGATTCTTTCTGATTACCTTTTTACTAGCAGAAATTGCTGTTTCGCCATGAAGCACCTCATACTTCCCGCACCTACCGTTGCGCATGCATGGCGAGTTAATCAAATGTACGCGTATCACCTTGGCTTTGTGGCTCGCTAAAAGCTCGTCAGCGCATTTACATTCTGACCCAAACGTTTGCTCAAGCCAGCCAGTAGTAATCGTATCCTGGCCACGCCAGGTGCGTTTAAGAGCTTTGCAATCGGTAGTTGGGTGGCAGAGAGATAAGTAACTTGGCGCTTGAGCTTGTGCGGTAGCCATCAGTGCTAACAACACAATCAAGAGTTTCATTTGTCTAAAACCTTATCGAGCTTCTTATCGATCCGGTCCATTTGAGTTTTAATATAGTTTAGCTCCGTTTGAATGATCTGCACTTCCATCGTGACCCGATACTTAGACTCTTCCAGCTCTTTCAATGAGTTTTTCACAGCACGGTAATCCATGCCGACAATGGATATGACAATGCCGATCACTGCTTTAACAGCGATATCAAGCCACGTCTTTACTTGGGTAAAATCTTGCTCCGTCAATGCACCCGGCCTCCACCATAAGCATCAATCACTAATAATTGCGCTTCCGGAGTGTCCTTCATCAGTTCCATGAACTGTAAAAACGCCGAACGACTTGCAAGGACAGCAGAATCAGGACCGACTTTACCGTATTGCATACCTAATAGAATACAGCCTTCTGTATCACGATGAGTATTGCCAGCGTGGATTAGGATATGTTCTCGATTAGGTACGTCTAAGACCTTGTACACAGCTCCAAAACGAGGCGATTTGTGCCGCACTATTTTATAACGACCGACCGGGATACAGGACACTTTGGTTTCATTATCGCGCCAAGCGTCCTCTACAGTCACAAACTCAGGTGTTTCATTGATACAAAGCACACCAAACGTAGCGCCGGCGTGCTCTGTAACTCGAATCAACCTGAGCGTTTTCACTTTGGTGGCTCGGGAAAAACAATCAGTTTAGGGTCTTCGTTTTGCGCCATGATGTCACGCAATGCTTGGCGATAGACTGCCCAATCCCATTTGTTGGCTAGGTCAACGTCGGGTAGTTGCGTCCAATCTGATTGAAATAAACATATGTTACGATAAGACCGAATAGCATCTTGAATTTCTTGATCGGTCGGAGCTTCTGCTATTTTTGGTGTAATAAACAAATCTTTGTAATTCATAATTATACACTCTCGTAGCTAAAATTTATATTCACTGCATTTGCGCTAGTTCCCCATGCTCCTACTGCTGCGTTTACTAGTAATGTATAAATTGTGTTGCTTGCTTCATTGATAGCAAGGCCAATTCCATTAGTAGCAGCAAGCACAGAACGATATGGATTTATAGAATGGTTAGCACCACCATAATTGGAATTTACTGGAATAGTGCAGGTAATTGTTGCTCCAACTCCTGTTGTATTAAAAGTAATATATAACGATAGTTCAATGCTTTTGCCTCGTTTTCGATACTTCGCTCTCGTTGCAACTACACTACTAATAGAGCCACCACTTGTTGTTGCAATAGTTGGAGTATAGGTAAGCCATCCACCAGAATCGTTTGTAATCCTAAAATTAGTGCCATCGTATATAAGTTCTATTAACGCACCGGAAACCCATGTTCCCAGTGTAGGATTGGTAGAATCCTCGTTATTTACAATGTTCTTAGGACTAGCAAGACCATTTATTGCAAGCGTGTGCGCTGTAGCAGTCGAGCCAGTAGAACCAGAAGCAGTAATCATTTTAAACTTCTGACCAGCTTTGTACGCTGTAATTGCAGGAGTAGCTGAAGCGGTCATTGCGGTAGCAGTACCAGCGGTCGTGCCAAGCCAGATAAAGTCACCGTCCTGTACCTGTCCAACAGCAGCGTAGTTAGTTCTGCCAGTCGCATTGGCTACGTTGGTATGCTTAAAGCCACCCATCGGCAAGTCAGCGGTCGCAGCATTCGACCCGTCTTTGTTAAGGCACTGGTTAATGCCTGTCGCAAAGTCATTGTCTTGCGTGTCATGACGACCAGCCTCAATGCCGATACCAAGCGAAGCATCGCCAGTCCAGCCGCCAGTGCTATTATTGCCTTTTGTGTAAGTTCCGCCAGCCCAGCCCATATTACGCCTCTAGTTGATTTAGCTTTTTAATTACTCGTTTAACGTATTCTTCAGTCTCAGTTGGGACAGAATTGTATTTCAATATGTTTTGCCAAGTTGGTTTCTGACCTTTCGATTCAACCTTTGCAACGGCTTTCGCCATATTGCCTGGTCCCCAATTGTAACTTGCGATAGCTGTTTTCATGTCAGGAAACTTCTTTCGCATTTGATTGTAGTAACGTGTCCCACCTTCAATATTTTTTACCGGGTCTAATGGGTCAACTCCTAAATCGTTTGCAGTGCCGGGCATTAATTGCATTAACCCAACTGCTCCAACCTCGCTTCTAGCGTTTGGATTCCCGCTCGATTCAGTGTCAATTATTGCTTGAATGATCGGCGGTTGCTTAGCAATCAATGCGCTAATGTTTTGCTTGGTAGCAGGCTTTGTTGACACGCTTGGCGCTGGTGCTTCTGGTTGAGTCTCAGTGCCTCTAGCTATCGCCTTCAACTCATCCACGGAATATTGGCTGTAGTCAATTTCGTTCGTAGCTGAGACAGCTGCTTCTGTTTGTGGAAACATTGGCATAATCTCAGGACGGTTAGCAGCTCCAGCTTGCACACCCATTCGACTCAATGCCGTGGCTAAATCTTGTGGACGAGAAAGACCTTGGCCAATTATATCTTGAACCGGCTTGCTTCCTAAAGCAGCTCCTAAAATGCCAAGACCCGCTGCTGGGCCAGCTCCAAGCAATCCAGCTGCTCCTGTGCCAAATACGCCACCAGTTGTAAATCCTGCTTTGCCTATACGTGAAGCAAGACGTGCAAAAATGTTCGATTCCTCTGCGACCCTCCCAGCAATAATTGGCCGAGTTAAAAGCAAACTTTGAACTTCTTGATTAATTTGTTTAGCTTGTGGAACGTATTTCTCAATTTCAGCTTGCAAAGCATGATAAATATCACGATTGAACATTGCCTCTGACGAGTTGCTCTTCGGATCGTAGGTAGCACCAAATGCTTTTTTTTGCTCTTGCAGATAGCTTAATTTGCCTTCGCCACGTTGATTTAACTTACCTTCAATATCGGCAATCTCTGTAAGATACTTATCTTGTTCTCTAACAGTATAGCCTTTACCGCGCTTGATTTTATCTTTTATGTTTTGAAACGAAGGTGCTTTGACTTGGATACCTTGCGTTTCAATATCTGAGATTGCTGCGTCTAGTCGATTCTCTAACTGTTGTACGTTTGTCTCTAAAAGAGCTTGTTGCTTCCGTGGATTTAAACTTTCACCGAGATAACCTCTTTCGATGACATTATCTAATCCTTTCTCTGTCAAGGAACGAGCGCCTGTATCTGGATCAATATCAATTTGACGTTTGCCAATGCCTTTTTTGTAATTGCCAAGTTTAGCGCCAATGGCACTTCTACGTGCTGATTTACCAAGGTCTATTAATTTTGGTCCAGCAGCACTTATTGCTTCTCCTACTCCTCCTGCGCCACCAGCTATCAATGCCGCTGGTCCTGCAATGTCCTGAGCAGCACTGAGCCGCTCTTCAACAGTACCAGGTGTAGAAAGAAACGTTTGTAGTCCAGCAGCACCAGCGCCAGTTCCAGCAGCCTTAGCAACGTTTGCTCCACGGGTAGCTAAAGCAGACGCAAGTGGAGCGCCACGCGCTACAACGCCAGGCGTATAAAGACGACCGATTGGAGATAACAAGCTGCCACCAATCTCTGGTCCAGTCATGCCAAGAATAAGTTGGTTCTGTTCTAAGTCTTTTTGTCTAACAAGCTCTTTGAGAATGTCTTGCCGTTCTGTCTCTTGCGCAAATTGTTGCAACGGATTACGACCGAACAACAAAGCCTTTGCAGCTTCCGCACCGGCTTCTACCTTTGGCAAAATACCTACGCTATACGCCTCTTGCGCGAGTAGTCTACGACCTTGGATATCAGCCAATGCTTGCTCTAATGGCGATCTAGTTCGCATCTGAGCTACACCAAGCTCAATAGGCGACGGTGCAGAAGTGGCACCCGTAACAGGTGTCATAAGTTGATCTACGGCTGGCGCTGATGGCGCAGGTGTCATTACCGGGCCAGTTGGGATACCTGCAATAGCTTTTAGCTCATCAACGCTATACTGTGAAAAATCAACTTCATCAGCCATGATTATGGAGCCTCGCCGATAGACTTTAAGTAAGCCGCTGCTTCTGCTGGTGTAGGCGCACGTCCCTTTTTATATTTTGGCAATCGCATGATTGAATCAACTTGAGGCACTTCGTAACTTTGAGCAATCTTGCCAGCCTGTCTATTATAATTTTCACCCAATATTCCGTGGATGTTTCGTATAAAATCAATCGTGTCGTTAATAGCTTTTTTGCTTATTTGTGGATCGCCTTTTAGGTTAGATTTAATTTGTGTTTCCCATCGAGTCACTAATGGATCAACACGTGTGTAAAGGTCTTGTTCACCCATTGTAACTTGGCTCTTATCAACAGTCTTTGCAGCCATCGCAATAAGTTTTTGAATGTCGCCAATAGAAGGGCTTTCTTTTTTTGCTATGTTTTCAGCAGTTCCTAATAAAATGCCGACACGTTCATATTCCTTTGCGCCATCGGTATCTGCTAATTCTTTGCCAGCCTCTCTAAAAATTCTCTTTTGGTCTTTTATTGTTTCTTGTTCAAGACGTTTTTGCTGACCATATAATTCTAAATCTCTCTGCTGTCGAACAATGCGAGCTTGTTTTTGCTCATACTCTTTTGGCGACAAAAGTTGTGCATCAGCTTCGGTAAGTTGCTCAACTGTCGGAGGTGTTGGTGATTTTAAGGTTTCAGTTGCAACCTCTGGCAGTTTTGCTGCTGGTTGCGCAACTGTTTCAGCTAACGTCTGTTCTGCTGTCTTGGCAGTTGAGATGCCTGGCACTTTTTGAGCAGCTAACAACTGCTCTACTTTTGCAGGACTAACCAGACCGCCTTGAAGGGCAGCTAACAACATCTTGCTAGGTGCTTCAGCTTCTGCCTCCGCTTGCTTCTGTTGTCGCAATGCTTGCACTAAACGCTCTTGTCCGAGCAACTGAGTATTTAAGCCAAGCAACTTACTTTGCATTGTAGCATCAGGTGTACTTTCAATAATGCTCAGTCGCTCTTGAGGTGTTGCAGCACCAAGTAGAGAAGTGCCTAATCGAGCAGCTTGCAATGACTGATCTGCGGCTTGTTGACGTGCCTGATATCCAAGCAAAGAGGATAGCAAAGTGCCACCTAAAGCAATGCCGATAGCCTGACCAGTGCTACCGTATGGGTTAATCAGACCAGGTGTTGCACTTGCTATAGTACCAGCTGCGGTGCCGAATGGAGTCTCGTATGGGCTATATTGTAACCCGCCAAGTGCGCTGTATAAATCTTCTCCAGCCATATTAGCTTCCTACTTTTCTGCCTAAATTCTGACCAAATCCCTGCCCAAATCCCGCAGCTAGACCTTGAGCGCCAGCGGCCCAAGGATTGACCTGCGGTGTTTGGTTATAGCCATTCTGTAATGTTCCGAGCAGATATTGACCCATATAATCAGGAGGAGGTGCACCACCACCGCCACCACGTGGGGTCTTAGCAATTTGCTGAAGAGCATATTTTTGTTGTTGTGCAGCAAGTGCTTTTTGTTGCTCAAATTGAGTCTGTTGTTGTTGTCCAGCAAAACTTTGCTGTTGTTGCAACATGTATGGGTCCATGAATCCAGCAGCAATTTGTTGAGGCAACAAAGCAGTACCAGTTGCTTGTCCATACATCTGCTGCTGTACGCCTTGTGCGGCGCTCTCAGCGGCACTCAGAGCCTCTTGCCGAGCTAGGTCTTGTCTCTCGGTCACTTGTTTTCTCAAAGCCCTGGCAGCCTCGCCAGCCGGGTCTAGGCCACGCTCTGCAATCGACCGCTCAAGCTCCTGAGTCTGTCTACCAAACTCTTCTACGTTGCGACGCTCAAACTGACCAAGTACGTTCTGTCTCGCTCGTTCCATCTCCTGCGAGTACACCGGCTCGTATTGAGACTGGAAAGTACGCGGATCAAACTGTTTGGCATAACCAGACATTTGCTCAAATACATCACCGCCAGCTTGTACTATCCGGTCCTCTTGCGACGGTTGAGTGGGAGGTGCTTCAACGCTTTTAGCTACATAGCCTGACTTTTTTACACTACCCTGAAGTTTACGGATCTCTGGGTCGTTTGGTCGGACTCGCTTCAAATATTCAATTCGCTTGGTAGCACGGGCAGCATCAAACGGCACCGCGTCTTTTTTACTTGGCTCTTTTCCTAATGCACCTTTGGTCGATTTCTTTTGTGCCATAACTATACCTGCCCACCCATATCGAATCGTATTTCAAAGCCCAATATTTGCAAAGTCGAGTTTTTAATAGAGCCACCAAAGCGCACCGCCGCACAATGTCCCTGGCCCTTTGCAGCGAACCTATCAAACACGTACTCAACATCCGCAGACCAAGGACTACCCCATGGGGTGTAAGTAGGTGTGCCACCAGTGCTACCCCACGGCGTAAACGACCCGCTAGGAGTAACGACACTGGTAATAGTTTGTGCTCGCTTAAAATCAGTATCCAATCCAAGTGATAGCGTAATGCCTCGCTTGGTTCTCATTAAAGGACGAATATCCCTAAACGCTTTGTAATTGCCTCGCGAATTGTAGAAGCTAAATGCTGACCGTCCGGCAAAAGAAATGCTTTGACTAGTCGTAGTTGTAATAGCATCTGCCTGGCCTGTCTCACCTTTCCAGACTATGCCAAGAGACGAGCAGTAAAAGGGTAGGTCTTGAAAAATACAACTAGACAATGCGTGGCTATCATCAAATAACTGAAACAGGGTCCAGCCTTTTGTATCAATGCTGTAAACTAAAAACTTACAAGCAGTTCCAGACACCGGTACGGCAATGTAGATCCGCCTACCTTGTGGCCAAAAGAAGCCAGTCCATTCATGGTCAAACGGAGTACTTATAGCGTACTCAGTGATTAGCGGGTTAATCTTCGCACTGACAAGATTAAGCGCCGCTTCTGGATCTGATTGAATCAAACCAGATAAGGGAACTACACCTTGAGCGGTGATAACCCAGACATCACTGTTGTAACGAATAAATGCTCTAAAACCTAAAGGCTTTCCAATATAGTAGCGAGCAACAAGACCCCACGTGCTTGGGTCGCCCGCATAATTGCCGCTGTAGAAAACAACCTCACCTTCCGAGCTGCAAGCGTAGAAGTAATCCTGAGAAGCTACGTTTGTACTTTGGCTAAAACTACCAATGCCAACGAGAAAACCACCACGATTAAATACATACTGAAAATCAAATGATGTAAGAGCGGGAGTACCGCCCGTTCCTGTGACTTGTAACCCGCCATACCACACCTTTGAACTGTTTGCCTCCACAAAGTATAGACGCTCTTTGTGTGCAGTAACGTTTATCAAGCTGGTCATTGTTGGACCAGTAAACGTAGTCGCACTTACGTTACCAGCTCCGGTATAAACTAAAGGCGTGTCAACACCATTACAAAGGTACAAATTATTGGCGTACGTTACAGATTGCCAATCTCCGCTGGTAATGGTTGCTGCGCCGGTAATATCTGTAACGGTTCCAGCAGAGTTAATTGAATAAAGTTTGTTTGACGTTCCAACAACTAGCTGGCTTGAACCAGTCGCAAGGTTTAACGTTTGTGCAAACTTTATTGCAGCCGAAGATACTGTATCAGCGAACTGAGTATAACCAAGTCTAACCGTAGGTGCACCAGCGCCAGGGAATACGTTGACCAACTCCAACGCATAAGCTGGATCCATATTGTCTATCGGACTTACTAGGTCCAACCCACCATAGGGTGGTGACATTGTGTAACCCTCAAAAGCCATTATTATCCTTGCCGGCTTTGATACATAGACGGATTAAACTGTGGAGCTGGCTGCATTTGCTGTGCTTGTTGCGCTTGTTGCAGCTGGTTAATGTACTGCTGAATCTGCTCACCAGACATGTTTGATATCTGACTCAAATCAAGTTGCTGCTGTTGAGGCATCGATTGACTTCGATATGGCGCACCAATGTTGGTCGGACCCTGATTCATCCATGGCTTTTGCATATCCAATGATGCCGGTCCTTTTGGTGTAAAGGAACTGCCAGCACCTTGAGCTATGCCAGTCATTGCATCACGCATAGCGCTTTCAAATCCAGCTGGCACTTGTCCAACTTGATTTTGTGTCAAAGGTGGCGCCATCTGTGGTCTTGCTTGCGGCAAAGTTGCAGAAGGACGCTGTGAAGGTTGTGCCATAGGTTGCTGTAAACTACGCACAAGCTGACCCGACGGAGCACGATAAACACCAGGGCTAACACGTGTGGCCGATGGTGGAGGTGATGTATACTTGCCAGTGCGCTCATCAAAGTTTTTAGAGCCACCAGCGTATACTCGACCGCCAGTCTTAGGACTTTTTGTCATTGCACCTTTAGCCATATTACTTTCCTTTTCCTGCATTGTAATTTGCACGTAGTGATTCTCGAACACTCTTAGCTGGCCCCACACGGCCTTTGTCATTCATGTACATGCCTGGGGATACTCGCACAACTTCACCTTTTGCCGGTCGCTGTACTGGCGCTATTGGCCCCTGTACGCCAACGCCAGCCTTTTGAGCAAACGTAGACTTCCCAAGCATAGCCTGAATGTTGTTTTGTACATCCTGCTCTGACTTAGCATTCGATGTAACCGCGTTGACCAGCATACCGGTATACTGCTCAGGCTTTACTCCTTTTGGTGCTTCTGCATAAATGCTACGAATCATCGGGTCGATTTGATCGGTAGCAAACTTGGCTAATGGGTTGCTGAAATCAACATCCCACGCTTGTCGTGTAGTCTTTCCATCAATGTTCTCGCCGACGTTTGTATAGCGAGTTTTGCCATCAAGCCCGATATTAAACTTTGAACCATCGGCTAGACTAACTTCATAGTTCTTATTGGCAACGCCTGTTTCTTTGAGAAGACCACGGAAGTCATCACGTTGTAATTGAGCGTCTGACTTGCCAGTGGTCATCATTTTGCCAATGGAACGCTTGCCCATAAGACGCAAGCCAAGATTCGGTAACCCGCCTAGGCCGCCTGTTCCAACAGCAAGACCAGTATTTATATAATCTTCTCTCGTGCCTCTTCCACGTAAAATATCTTTCATGCCGCCTTCCCATAGTTGGTTTAGGCCAATGGCTCCAGCAGCGGCTATTCCTGCGATTGGCGCCGCACCGAGCGCGGCGGGTCCACCAGTAGTAGTAGCGCTAAGTAAAGTCGGTGTTGCTACAGTTCCAGCACCAGTTGCACCAGCTGCACTAGCGCCAGTAGTAGCTGCTACAGTCGGAGCTACAGCGCCCGTTCCACTACCAAGCAGTTGGCCCGTCAAATAACCTGCACCTACTGTACCAGCTAATGCTCCACCAGTTTGCGCAAGACCAGCCGTCTGAGCTTGAGAAGCCCTATCCTTTGCCTGCTCCTCTGGAGTCTTTGGCATACCAAACCGCTGTGTCACCATTTGATACACCTGTTGTGGTGGCAGCCCTTGTGTGCGTAGGTATGCAATGTACGCATTAGGGTCTTTATAGGTCAGCTCTGGATCACCTTGAAATGTTGTTGGTCCTGCAATAGCCATTATATCCACGTTCCAAATACAGCGGTTCCACTTCTAGCGAACAGTTCAGCACGAGTATGGCCACCAGCATATATGATCTTGCCAGGGTTATCTCGGCTGTACTCTTCATGTAATTGTGTTGGAAATTTTTGTTGAATGGTAGTTAGTCCATGTATCTCAGCGAAGCGTTCCAAGACGCCTTGCTCAACTAACTTTTCATTAAAAATGCTTACATCCGTATCGGCAAGGAATGTGCTGTAAGCGCCATTGTAATAATCCCAAGTCACACCGCCATCAGACACGGATCCAGTTGTATGTGTAGGTGGTGTTGCTCCGGTGGTGCCACCGGCTGTAGTGGAGTAGTAATTGCCGTTGTAGAAACAGTACGAGTTAGCTGTAAAAACTGTAGCTGTAGCCCAAGTTTTTGGCTTAACGCTTCTATCAGCAATATACTCAAATACAATAATGTTACCATTGTTATTAGCTCCAGGAGTCGGACTAATAAGTAACTCAGTATTTGATATGCCACGGATTTGCATACGCTGGTAGATCGTGGTGTTGAGTCCGAATCCTCTGATCTCCCCATACTCTTGCTCGCTCATTGGTCCGAGGATTCTAAAACGTGTTGAGCTGTTCCAGAACGTTTCGTACTGATACCAGGAAAAAGCGGAGGGCAACGCATAGTTCGCTTGCCCTCCGACCAAAGTAATACTTCCAGACGCATAACATTTAGGCCAAGGATAAGCCTCGAAAATGTCTCTGTTGATACGCTGTGTAATAGCTAACAACTGTTTAGTTGTAGTCTCTGTGGATGTGACTACATTTGACTCAACGGTATAGCCACACTCATTTGCTACATTCTGAACAATCGTCGCTAAACTCATACTTTTCTTGGTCTACCTCTTCGCTTTGGCGCATCCTCAACAGGCTCATCTGCGATCTCATCTTCGACCTCAGATTCTCGGATCACCTCCTTTCTAACACCACGCAAGTCTGTGCCTTCATTGGCTTCAACCCTCTGCATGAGTATTTCGAGCTGGTGCTCAAGTTTGGCAGTGCGCTTCTGTTCGCGCTCTAATAGCTGTCGAAGCCCAACAACATCATTCTGTGATGAATGTGCAGCATCCAACCAATCTTTTGCCATCTTTACAAACTTAAAGAGTGGACCAAGTTTTGACCGCAAGCTGTCATTTGCTTCTGCTAACTGCTCAACTGTTTTGAATCCAATGTATTGAAGTTCGCGTACCGCAGAACCATTGATTGGTGGCCACTCCACAAGTGGGGTTCCGCTTTCAATAGGCTCGTTACCAATAGAAAACGCTTTATATTGCTCTGGATATTCCTGGATATCCTGTGGTTCAATTCGGCGAACAGTCTCATCACCACCCGGCCATTGAATTGATATTGAAGGTATCTCGTCAAAAATTGGTCGGCCTTCTTTTAACGATTTTTCTCTGTTTTCATTGTAAGCATTGAAAAACTTTACGTTCGCACCAGCAAAGCGTTTCTTTTGCTGTGACGGACCGTTCATGATCGTATTCCAGTCTATTTGTGGCATAAGTCTCCTATGTAAGATTGCCTATGCCATTATGTATACACTAAGAATCAAATCTTGGGACCAACGCATTTAGATACCCCACTTACCCTGTATCCAAGTCTGCATCTTACCTCTAGTCGTAGCGTCATGCGCTCCTGCAAAACACGACACATGATATAGATCCATTGCCATGCGCCGTGTAGTGCCAAAACCTTTACCAATCAAAATAGGCTGCCCCAGAGTGGTAGTGTCTAAAGTGTAGCTACCACTGATTTGACCATCTTGAACATTGTTTGTGTAAGAGGTCACAGGGTTAGTAGCGCTGTTCCCGACTACCCAAGCCAAAGTGTACTTGTTATTGGCCACGTAAGTCGTCGCTCCGGTGCCATCATAGGAAACCTGTGGCGCACCAGTTTTAGCGTATACCGCACTTTTGTATGTATTTTTGATGTAAAAAGTATAGCCAGCGTTGCCGCCTAGACCTTGGTAAGTATCAATAATGGGTCCGTAATCAACCGACAACGTAGGCACCTTCAGTGCTACATACCACGTAACTGGATACGCATACGGTCCTGTAAACAATGGGATTTGCAAGAAATCAGTCCCACCGTCAAACCTAAGAATATTGAGGCCGTTTTGACCCGCTGCAACAATAAGAGGTCTATCAGCCAGAGTAGCTTGAGCGGCATTACGGGAATTGCCACTCAAATCTCCCCAAGCTGAACAGTTGCCACTACCGTCGTTAGTAACGTTTGTATCTCCCTCAAGCCACACTAAAGGGCTCAGAGAACTTGGATCAAATGACGCACCCTGTTTGCCGGGACGACAAATTGATATGCCATTGATTCCAATAAACATACTAGTAAAAAGCCACAATAGACGTTGCGGTAGTAGCGGCCATAACACGACTAGCAAAAATAGGAATAAGCACACCAGCGGCAGGGATAACGATTGTGACAGCTGAAACATTGTCCACTCCTTTCACAACTAAGTTTCCGGTACCACCAACCCACAAAGCTCTACAGCCAGTCAGATCAGTTGAATCTGATGCGGTTACAGCGGCAACGCTTCGAGCGGAAAATAGTGCACTAGGATTAGAGGGTGTAAAATCTGGCATAACTCACCTAATAAAATGGCCGGACTTTCACCGGCCTCGTATTATGATTCCTTAGCAACAACGTATACAAGCCAATCTGTCGATGAGCGTTTGATACAAATGTTACCAGCCGCAGCAGCACACGTTACCGCAGCACCAGCAGTCCCACCGTTAAGTGTTCCCAATGATGATTGCGGAAATACGTTGAGAGCATTTGCGCCATTGTTTTGTACAACCACGATTCCACCGACCTGCACGTCAGGAAGTTTAACTCCTGTTGAAGCAGCAGTGGTGCCTACAAGGTTAATAAAAGACGTAAGAGCAAGAGCATCTGTAATTGTCGTGCCAGTAGCAGTCAAACTTCCACTTGATGAAAGTGCGGGAGCCGACGTAATGCTAAAAGTTGACAACACATTTGCTTGCTCTGGTGGCATTCCCAAACCAATCAAATCTGTAAGAAGTGACATATAATCTCCTTAAATTGCGGCTGCTATACAAGCCAGCCGCTTTTGATTAGTCAATCGACAATGTTCTAGTAGACTGAAGCTCGGCTGCGGCTGCTGTAGCGCCAACAGTTGTAAGTCCAATCACACCAGAAAGAAGTACAAACGACCCACCAGAAGCATCATCAGCAACGCCACCAGTTGCAGTCGTATATACTGAGCTTTTGGCTGTGTAATTGATAAGACGGCCTTTAATGCCCTTACCACTTCCACCACCAGCCACTCCACCAACCCATACCCAAAGGTACTCGTTAGTGCTTGCCGCTACCTGAGCTGCGCCAAATGAACGAACTTTGGTAGCAGCTTCCGTGTTATCCATCTGAAGAGCAGTAAAGTCGTCCTTAATCGATACGAAATCGTATTGAGTAAGAGCTTCACCAGCTTTACAGAAAATAAAAGTACCCTCTGGCGAGTGTCCTACATCGCCAAGTTTAGCTGGCAATGAAGGTACAGTAGTCGCATCGAATATTTTTTTGTAATTAACTCCAAAAGATCCTGAACCTGACATTTTATGTTCCTCCTACAATTAAGCGTAAATAACAGCCTGAAGCGCAGGAGCAGCACAGCAGAGGTTACCCTCTACAATGATCACAGTGAAGAACGCATCCTGGTCAACAGGACGTGCCATCTCTGGAGCAAGCGGCTTGAAATCTGCGCCACGAACTACATCAAACGACCAATACTTGGTGTTGAGAAGTCGGCAACTGTTTGTCTCAAGTACAGAGGATCCGTATCCACCATCGAATACAAAATCACATCCGTCATACTGAAGAACACGGAATCCAGCTACAGCCTTCTTTGCAGGAAGCTGAATACGCTGAATTGCTGTCAAAGAACTATGAAGGTACTTCCAAGCAGTACGATCCATAAGTCCAAGGTCAGGCTGCTCATCACCACGAGTGATTTGGCTGATTGCATCCGTGATTTGCTCTTGTACGTTTGAAGCAGAAAGTGTGACGTTTACTGCAAGGTTACGTGCAAAAGTGTTTGAAGTACGGTCAATCGTTCCATAAGTACCAGAGGAAGGTGAAGTCGAAACTGCCTTCTTAATACCATCAAACTCAAGTCCTCCGCTTCCTGTTCCGTCGCCGCGAAGCGAGGTAGAAACGGTATTCTTAAGACGAGCGATTGCTGCCTTCATCTTCATCTCAGCAAGGTCAAGAAGCATAGCTTCGTCGCGGTTAGCACGACGATCACGTCCTGAGATTGCTACAGGCTCATACACCTGCTTGATAGCGAATCGGAACGCAGTAGCGTCATCGATTGCATCAAGGTTGAAAGATGAGAATCCAGAATAGAAGCCACCGACAGCTGCATCATTGTACATGATCGGCTTACGAAGCTCATATCCACCGGAGAATTTACGAATAAGACCCTGCTCATCAAGCGAAGCCAAAAGCGGATTATGGTGAAGTACCTCATCTGCGATTGCATCTGATTGATCAAAGAGGGTCGCTACTACTGCTTCCTCAAGATTTGCCATTTTAGTTATCCCTTATAAGTTTCGGGATAACCTAATGGCTAGTCTCCGCCTTGGAGCCGCCGTCGCAGATTATCCCGTATGTCTTTTGTTTGTACCCTGGGAGTCCCTGAACCAGCGGAGCCAGAAATTGACTTTGAGGCAGCCTTGGCCTTTTGGACCGCTGCTTTTTGTTCTTGAATTATCGGCTTTGCAGCCATCTTTGAAATGAGGCTGGAATAAGCCGGATTCCCGTTAATGACGTAGTTATAGGCGGTATCCAGGATTTCTTCTGGGGAGCTATAGCGTCCAGTTCCCGTCAATGCCTGTACTACCGGAGCCATATCAGCCTCTATTTGAGCGGCTGTTTCTGGATCCCGAAATACGGGTTTACTATTCATAAAAGATTCTACGACCCTTTGGTTGTAATACTCAACGGCTTTTTGTTCCTGTTGTTGCATCAACGTTTGCATCCGTTGCTCGGCTATCTGCTCGGCATCTTCCCGAGTCAGGTAGTTTTGAGGTTGCTGCTGCGGCTGGTAATTAGCTTTTGCTAAATCTTCCAAAGAAACGCCGTAAGACTCCAACCACTCCCTGGCAGTATCGACCGGGTTAGCTTGCATTGCTCGATCCCAAGCAATCGAGCGTTTAGCAATGTCTCCTAAACTGATACCCTGTTTGGCATAATCACCCTCATACTGTTTTATGGTATCGTAAACAGACGAGGTGTTCTTACGAAGTTCCTCAACTTCAGCCATTTTTCGGCTATAGTCAGAGCGAGTTTCGTAGGCTCGACGATTAAGATAGGACTGCAAAATATGCGCATTTTCAGCCGTTGGATTGAGGAAGGCATCTTTTTCCTCTTTACGCATATCTGCTGGTGGGAGCAGAGCCGGCTTTGCCGCTGTCTCAATTACCTGTTCAACGGCTTGAGTGCTTTGATTTTCTTCCTCTTGTGCTTCTGCCTGGGGTTCAGTTTCGTTTTGGGACTCTTCTGGTTTTTCAAACTTTTGCTGCAAGGCATCACGGATACTCAGACGCTCTTGTGCTGATCGCTCGGTCTGTACTTCGGTGTCTTGAATGTCTTGTGTGTTATCGGCCATATCTTTCCCGTAAATTACGCATCATTTTGTCAACAAGTTGCTTTTCTGACCGTTGCGATTCCTTCTCAGGAATATACCCACGGTCGTAAGCATCGCCGACTTCTACAGCACCAGCCGCACGATAAGCGGATCGGAGCTTGGATTTGCTTGTATATATTTCTTTAGGATTAAGCGGATTTCGTGTTGGTGGCATCTCGTCTTGGATGAAGAGATCCCGGCAAAAGCGTTCTTTTTGAACTTCATCAATAGGAACAACTTTTTGCTGTATAGGACAGTATTGGAACAGTTTGTATTTGCTCATTAGTCATCCATAACCAGGGCTAACAACAGCAGTCTAATGCGCTTTGTGCGCTCTAAACCCTGTACCTCGTCTGGCTTTATGTTTTCATACAACTTTTCACGAAGAATTGCACCTAGCTTTATAACGTCTACCGTAGCCGGTATTACAACATCGGCCTGACGTGCCTTAAGCAATTGAGCGGCAATTTCTTCCTCAAGTAGTTCATCCTCGCGCTTTCTACGGCGCTTTCGGTAAACATCCAGAATATCACTTGTATCTGGCGTTACAACCTCACCACCGTACTGCTTTGGGTTAAGAAGCAGTAACAGGCTCATGTGGCTTTTATGATGTAATTAACAACCAAGTAAGGAGAGTTTTGACTACCAGAGGTCATAGCGGCGTTACCGTTTACGCCACCTGTAACAAGACCAATATTGCCAGTCCCGTCTCCTGATTGCATATCTCGGTAGTTATTTCCGGCGCTGCCAAGAGTGTACGACCCTAACCCTGCACCGACGAATTTAGGAACTCCGCTGCCAGCTAGGTAATTAGCACCAGCTCCCATGCTGTGATAATGCGCCGGAACTGTATGGGTATGGTCTATACTGCCACCTGTTCCAGCAAGAGTGTTGCCTGTCCCTGAAGCCGCTTTACCCATTGGGAAACGCTGTCTGAGGTCAGGAATGTTAAAGGTTGTACCACTTGCCGAGCCATAAGTAGTGTTGATCACGGCAAACAGTTTTGGGTAATCAGCTCGATTTAAGCTGCTACCATCAGCGATTAACCAGCCGGCGGGAGCGGTATTGGTGTACCAAATCATGCCAGCACCCACGGGTACATCTGATCCATATACTGGCATTATGTGATCTCCGTAACTCGCATACTACCAGTTGGACTTGTTTCCCAAATAGCATCAATGGCACCAGTGTAAATTGGGATGGGTAATTCCAAAATTTGTCCTGGTGAAAGTTTATAGGAAAAACTTGTCGTACTTGCTGTCGCACCAAGTTTTACATACACACTCTTATCAGTGTCATTGACCATGATTGCCATGCGCCGATTGGCATTGCTTGCTAATATGCTTGTGCTCACCGCAGCTGAAACAACACTTGTTACAGCACTTGTTGAATAGTTCTTTATTGCAACATCCGGCAACGTAAGAACATCGACATCGCCTATGTTATTTGTTCCAGCAGGCAACGCGGTAGAGATAGTAACTGCACCTGTGTTACATGCCGTAACTTTACCATTAAGGGTGGAAAGTGTTGATTCAGTAGCAGCACCAGTAGGTAAGCTAATAGTTCCTGAGACGTTTGTAATGTTCCACGTGCCGCTTTGAGTTGCGGCAACGGTACCATCGACTGTGATAGATCCAGCGTTATCCGATATTGGAATTGCCGAGGTAAACGGATTTGCTTGAGAGGCTAATGTCACGTTTGGCAATGTAAGAACGTCTACATCACCAATATTATTTGCACCTGCTGGCAATGCAGCCGAAATAGTAACCGCGCCGGTATTACACGCGGTGACTTTGCCGTTCAAGGTAGACAAAGTTGTTTCTGTCGCAGCACCAGTAGGCAATGAAACAGTGCCAGTAATGTTGTTGAGATTCCACGTTCCAGACTGGCTAACCGGTATAGCTGTTTGGTTACTTGCTATAGCTACTGGCAAGCTGTTTGCCATCGTGTTCTGACCAACAATACCTGTAATATCGCCAATCGCAGTAATGAGGGAACCAGACGGATTAACTTTTACGTTGTAGTACGTTCCACCACCAGTGCTTGAGCGTCCTGCAATAACAGCACGAGTAAGGTTAGCTTGGCTGTAATCTGTAAGAGTTTCTGTAATTGGATTGTAATCTGATGTAGTTCCAGCCGCCCAACATGCTGTGTAAATCGATAAATTTGTGGCTCCACCACCTGATTTAACGCACTCAAGTTTCATTCCAAGATTAGGAGTTTGAATTGACGGTGCAAGTTGTGAGTTAGGTATGCGAATGGTGTGAAATGTTACCCATTTTGCGTCAGGACTAAACACTTCAAATATAAATGATGCTGAGCCAAGCCAAGCAAATCGAATACGATAAAGATTTGAATACGCAAGATTGATTGCTTCTGGTGTGCCAGCACGAGTAAAGATTGAGCCAACAGAACCATCAAGCGGATCGCCATTCCAACTTGTTCGCGCTATTCTTGTATCACTAGTCCCACTACGAAGCGTTACGCCAAATGACGTACCTTCGTATCCAATGAAAGCGCCATTATCAGTATCGTAAATACCAATGCGTTGATATGAGTTTGCAATTCCTGTTGTAAATGCCGCAGTAAAAAAAGCGTATTCTTCGTGCGCTGGTCTGTAATTACATTTGTAAATTGTTTCTCCACGTGAAGCACCGTTTGTATTAGTTCCAGTGCTGTATTGTGCGTGTCCTGCTGTAATGGTTGCTGAACCAGTGGTACTATGAGTGTTGTTAATAAGATTAGTATCAAACGAGTCAAAGAAACTTAGTTCAATCTCATTGTTTCGTCGGCCTCCAACGCTTACGCCAAGGATGTCGGAGTTAGTTGTAATGTTGAAATACAAGCCGCCAGCGATTGCAGCGTTAATACTTTGTAGCGTGTTTTCGGTGGCAAAGTCTTTTCCTTCCAAAGCCGACAGTGTTGTTTCCGTAGCAAAGTCTGGAACGGTAAGGTCCTCTGCGCCAGCACCGCCGTAGTCTACCGCGACTACCTGTACCTGTTCGCCACCTTTGTCGATGGTACGAACAGGGATATCAGGGTTTACACTAGTAGGACTGTTGGATACATCAACGTTGTCAGCCACAACTATGCCTCGTCATCAATGTTATTAAGTTCAATGGATGGATTACCTAACTCATCCATCGTCACCTTACCAACTCGCTTACTTGGCTTTGGGATGATGTTGTTGATTACTACTGGTTGAGATTCTGACTTTGCTGGAACTTGCATAGTTTGCATTGCCATGCGAACACGCTCAAGCTCTTGCTCATTGTTAAGCCGTCTCTCTTCCATTAGCTTTTCTGACTCAGCCAATCGTACTCGCATGTTGTCCAATTCAAGTTTTTGAATCTCAAGAATTTGAGACATGCGGTTAGTCTCTTGCTGAAT